TGTTTTCGCGTGAAACAGCCGAAAAACCATCGGACTTCGCGGCATGACCCCGTTTACGCTCGAGCACTTCCGGGAGTGGGCGAAGAAGCTCGAATTGGACAACGGCGAGAGTTGGGAGCTCGAGCCGTTCCAAGAGGCCTTCATTGAGGACGTGTTTTCGGGGAAGCCGATTAGTTGGTTGGTGATTCCGCAGGGGAACGGGAAGACGACGTTGATTGCGGGGATTGCGCTTTACCATCTTGAGCATACGGAGTTTGCGTCGGTTGCTTGTGCGGCGAAGACGAGGGATCAGACGATGGTGTTGTACGGGCAGGCGGCCGGGTTCGTGCTCCGGTCGAACCTTGAGAAGACGTTTCGGTGTCAGAACGGGAGCCGGCGGATTCTGCACGACAAGACTCATTCGTTGATGCAGGTGTTCGCTGCGGATGTGGGGGGTGGGGACGCGATCATTCCGACGTTGTGCATAATCGACGAGCTTCACCGGCATCGCGATCTCGAGCTTTACCGGCTGTGGTTGGGGAAGTTGAAGAAGCGTGGTGGTCATGCGATCGTGATTTCGACGGCTGGGGAGCCGGGAGGCGAGTTTGAGCAGCAGCGCGAGCTGATGCGGCAGATGGCCGATCAGACGGAGCGTGAGGAGACTTTTACGCGTGCGGTCGGGCCTAGGTATGTGTTGCATGATTGGGCTTTGCCTGAGGACGGGGACGCGGACGAGCTGGAGTTGGTCGCACGGGCGAATCCTGCTTCATGGATTACAGCGGACGTGTTGCGGGGGGAGCGGGAATCGCCGGACTGGAACTTGCAGCACTGGCGGCGTTTGACGTGCAATCTGCCGACACGGTCGGAGATGGCTGCGATCACCGAAGCGGAATGGTTCGACGCCCAGGTTGAGGACGGGATCCCTGTGGGTGAGCCCGTCGACGTTGGGCTGGACCTTGGCTGGAAGTACGACACCACCGCCATCGTGCCGCTCTGGATCCGGGACGCGGAGTACCGCCTGTTCGATCAGGTAAAGATTTTGGAGCCGCCCCGGGACGGCAACATGCTCGACCCGCGGCTGGTGGAGCACGCGCTCGAGGAAACCCATCAGCGGAATCCGATCCGCACGCTGGTCATGGACATGTCGAACGGCGAGTCGATCGCGACATGGGCCGAGCAGGAGCTCGGGTTGGAGGTGATCGACCGTGGCCAGTCCAATTCGTTCCTTGTGTCGGATTACGAACGGTTCATGGAAGGGCTGCGGGAAGGCTGGATCCGGCACACGCAGCATCGCGACTTCACACAGCACGTCCTTAATGCGATTGCGCGGCCAGCCACATATGGGGACCTTCGCTTTGACCGTCCCGCTTCTGGTCGGCTTGACCACCGCAAGCAAGGCCGCAGGGTGATCGATGGTTTGCAGGCTGCGGCGATGGTCCACCGCGAAGCTCTCATCGTGGACGATTCTCCGATGTTCGTGAGTCTTGCATCGTGAACGCTAGGACGATTGATCTCATGTGTCGGTGTCAGGCAACCATTCAACGGCGTGAGATCACGTCAGGTCTGTCGTGGTGGCGTGGGCGTAAGCAGTTGCGCTGCTATCTGCGTCCTGGACATCAAGCGCCACATTCCTATGAGCATCGAGAGAACGTCTGATGAGGATTTTTGGGTTCAACATCATCAACTCGAAACGGCAGGAGGAGCGGTCGATCGACAAGATGGATTTGTGGGGGAAGGGGCTCCCTTGGGATTTGGAATCGTCGACGGGGATCCAGGTGACGAGGGAGTCGGCGGCCCGGTTCGTGGCGGTGTATGCGTGTGTCAGGTTGCGGGCTGAGGCGATCGGCGGCCTGCCCGCATCGGTGTACCGGAAGCAGGGCAGTGAGCGTGTGGAGCTTGACCCTCTGCCGTTCTGGATTCGCAACCCGAACCCGGACACGAACTGGTTCGAGTTCACCGAACGCGTCAATACAAGCCTGGACTTGGACGGGAACGCGTACATCATCATCACCGCTCGCGACAGGCTCGGCTTCCCCGCCGAACTGTGGACTTTGCATCCCGACCAGACCGAGCCGATGCGAGACCAGACAACAGGGGAGCTGTTCTACCTGTGGAACGGCCAAAAACGCTTCAGCCGGTTCGGCCAGTTTAACCAACAGGGCGACATCCTCCACATCAAAAACGTTTCCTGGGGGTCCGACAAGGCACCATCACCGATCGGCGTCGCACGAGAAGCGGTCGGGCTCGGGATCGCGGCGGAAAGGTTCGGCTCGCGGTTCTTCGGCTCCGGGCAGCAACTCTCCGGCGTGATTCAGTTGCCGGCTGTTGACGGTGGCAAGTCGCAGGAGTTCGTCAAGCAGATGAAGGAATACTGGCAGGCCGAATTCGGGTCAGGCCGGTCACATCTCCCCGGCGTGCTGACGGGCGGTGCGACATGGACGCCCATCTCGATCAACCCGGAGGAAGCACAGTTTCTGGAGACTCGCAAATTCCAGGTGACGGAGATCGCCCGCTTGTATGGGATTCCGCCGCACATGATCGGTGACGTCGAAAAGTCCACAAGCTGGGGGACAGGGATCGAGCAGCAATCAATCGGGTTCGTCCAATACTCGCTCCAACCCAGACTCGCGAGGCTCGAGGCGGCGTTCAACCAGCTACTTCCTCGCGGCCAGTTCATCAAATGGAACGTCAACGCCCTCTTAAGAGGCGATTCCGCGGCCAGGGCGGCGTTCTATGCGTCTGGGATTCAGAACGGTTGGCTCACACGTTCGGAGCCGCGTGAACTTGAAGACCTGCCACGGATCCCGGAGCTGGATAAGCCTGCGATGGCCGCAAACATCACAGTGTTGGGCGAAGAACCACCCGCCCCAACCAACGGAACAGGCAATCCGGACAACCTGCCGGTTCCGGTAGCCGAATTACCGAAGTGATGGAACATCCAACCAAAGACCTGATCCGGATGGTGCCGCTCGCGAAGACCCGTGCCGCAGTCGACGGGGACGGCAACACGATGACGGGTTACCCGATCGTCTACAACGAACCGACCGAAATCGATTCGGTGTGGGAGGGCAAATTTACCGAGACGATCGCGGCTGGTGCCGCGAAAAAGTAGTTGTAGGAACGCGGCGGCGAGATCAACGTTTTGTTCAACCACGGCATGGATCCGCAGCTTGGAGATAAGCCGCTGGGCGTTCCTACCGTGCAGCGCGACGAAGAAGGCGGCGTTTACACAGAAACGCTGCTGGATCACGCGAGGACGGTTCAGGATGAGATCGTCCCTCGGCTGCGGTCAGGGTCGCTGGCCGGTATGTCGTTCCGCTTCGAAGTGATCGATGAGGAATGGAACGACGACCGCACCGAGCGGACGATTAAAGAGTTGAAGTTGTATGAGTACGGGCCAGTCACTTGGCCTGCATACAAGGCAACAACTGTCGGGATTCGTTCCTTGGCGGATTACAACGAGTTCAAGAAGGAAGCCGCACGCACCTTGACCACTGAGGGCATCACTCCTGACGCGGAGCCGGAGCCAGACGAGGGTGAGGCCGCAAGCACTTCGCTCCCGGAGCACGTAACCCGGGACCTCAACGAATGGAAAGAGAGGAAGTGCTATGAGCGAGCTCATTAACTCGCTGATCAACAAGCGTGCCAGGGTGCATGAAGAGGCGAAGGCGTTCGCCGACAAGTTCGAGGTTCAAAACCGGACTTGGGACGCCGAAGACGAGCTGAAGTGGAAGCACTACAACGAAGAGATCGACGAACTCGGCGATCGAATCGGAGAGCTCGAAGAGAACGAAGCGCGTAAGAAGGACCTGGACGAGCAGCGCGAGAAGTTCGAAGCCGTCGTCCGCACCAAGGACGTGGAGCCGCAGGATCCGGAGAAGGATCTCGAGCATAGGATCCGGCAGTTCTTCCGTGGCGGACTTCCGAACGCGGAGTACGCGCCGAAGACGATCGACTTCCGGATCTCCGACGAGGTGAAACGGGCCGTCCACGAAAAGCGTGACCTTGTCAAGGGCACCACGACCCTCGGCGGGTTCACGGTGCCGACAGGGTTCATCAGCCGACTGTATGAGCAGCTTGTCGAAGTGTCGTCTGTGCGTCAGTCGGGGGCGATCATCTACACGACCGACAGCGGCGAGAACCTGCTGGTTCCGAAAGCAACCGCGCACGGTTCGGCGGCGCTGCTGGCGGAGGCCGCCCCGATCGTGGAGACGGACGCGACGTTCGCCCAGCAGACGCTGAACGCGTACAAGTACGCATGGTTCAGCGAGGTGTCGAACGAGCTGATCACCGACACCGCCATCGACCTGCTCGGCTACTTGGCTAGGGCGGCCGGTCGGAACCTCGGTCTCGCCACGGGTGTGCACTTCGTCACAGGTACCGGGACGGCTCAGCCGGAAGGGATCCAGACGAACGTGACGACCGGCAAGCAGGGCTTGGCCGGCCAGACGCTCACAGTCATCGCGGACGACCTGTTCGACGTGTACCACTCGATCGTCACGTCGTACCGCGGCAACGGCGTCTGGATGATGAACGACTCGTCACTCGCCAAGGTTCGCAAGTTGAAGGACACCACGAACCAGTACCTGTGGCAGCCCGGGCTCCAACAGGGAATCCCGGACTCGCTACTCGGACGTCCGGTGCTCACAGACCCGACGATCCCCGTCATGGGCGTGTCGGTGAAGAGCATCCTGTTCGGTGACTTCTCGGCCTACTACGCCATCCGGGACGTCTCCGGCGTCCGCTTCGAAAGGTCGGACGACTTCCGGTTCCAGAACGACCTCGTCGCGTTCCGGGCCATCATCCGATCCGACGGGAAGCCGATGGACACCACGGCAGTGAAGGCGTACCAAAACAGCGCAACCTAGACCCACCCACAGAGGGGCGGGCAATCCTGTCCGCCCCTCACCCCCAAGGAGAAACAGCATGAAAGTCAGAGCGCTCTACCCGATGGCCTTCGAAGGCCTCGTCAAAGAGGAACCCACCGCGGGGGACATCGTCGACATCAATGAGAAAGCCGCGAACGAGCTGATCCTGGCAGGCCATGCGGAGAAGCCAGACGGGGCGAAGATCGAACGGGCAACGAAAGCACCAGGCGAAAAGAAGTAGTGAAGCTCTGGCGCGGACACTTCCAGTCCAAGGCGGGCAGCCAGTACGTCCGGCTGTTGGCCCGTGACCGCGCCGAAGCCAAAATCCTCATGTTGGCGCACCAGACGATGAGGGCAGGCCGTGAGGCAATCACTTATCACCGGATCGAGGAGACGTATCAGGCGCAGTTGGCGGATCCGAAGGTGCCTGATGCACTCGCCAAGGCCCGTCGTGACCAGGAGATCGAGCGGCGCAAGATCGACTTCGCCCGCTACGACTCTCCTGTTTCCGGGCCTGCAACTGACCCGATGAAGCTCGTCTCGATTGAGGAGGCGAAATAGCGTGCCCTGGTTCGGCCTGTACTTCGACCGGCAAATGGGCGCTGCCTCCCCGGTCACGTCGTGGGACACGAACACGATCCAATATTCGTTACACACGGTCTCTCAGACAGTGAACGTCGACACGGACGACTTCTTCAACGACTGGTCCGCGTCGGAGGTGTCCGGGACGAACTACACCGCGTTGGGTGTCACGCTCGGATCCAAAACCAGCGTGTACGACACCGCCACCGACGAAACGAGACTTGACGCCGCTGATGCTGTGTGGACGACCGTCACCATCGCGGCGTTCCGGTACGGGCTGTGCTGGGAAAACACGGCAGGAGCGTCGAGCACCGACCCGCTACTGATCTACAACGATTTGGGGGCGCAGACGGTGACGGCGGCGAACCTGACGATCCAGTTCGACGCTACCGGCGTCTGCAAAGTCGACACCACATAGATGGCTCTCTACTCCCGTCTGCTGGGGATCGACGCGACGAATCCGAAGATCCCGTTGCATGGCTTCTCGGCGTTGATGGGCGAGTTCGCCAGGGGCAGGCTGACCGGGGCGGAGGCGCAGGCCGGCGTCGAGCTGATTTCGGGTGCGCCGCTGACGCCGGGCGAGGTGACGGAGGCGCAAACGCTGCTCGCCACAGTCACCGGCACAACAGCGGCCAAGCTTCTCCGTGCGAAAGAGATAGAGGACGTGGTGATGCTCGGCGAGAACCGTGTTGTCCAGTACGACACGGCCGCTGAGATCCAGGCCCGCTTGGGGGTCTAGGTGGCGACCCAGGTCGAGAAGGGCGTCTTCGCGGCGAACACGGGGACGGGCGACCAGACCATCACCCTGGCGGATGCGACGTTGACGCCGAAGCTGGTTGTTCTGTGGGCTAGTTTCGATACGGCTGCGGGGATCACTGACGGCGACGGGATTTTCAGCATGGGGATCGGCACTAATGACGCGGCCGCGATCCAGCAGGGCTACATCTGCCTGTTCGACGACGACGCCGTAGGAACTTCCGGGTGCGTCCACGACCTCGACACTGACGCCGTCCTGAAGGGGCTGACATCGGACGCGATTGACGCGACAGCTACCGACTATCAGGCTACCCTCGTGTCGTTCGGTGCGGGCCAGTTCGTGATCAACTTCTCGAACGCGCCCAGTGTCGCGTTGAAGATCCATTACTGGGTGATGGGCGGCAGTGACGTGACCGGGGCTCGGCTCGTCAAGTCGACCACGTCGACGGCGGTGGCGACCCAGGATGTGACGGTGGTGGCCGGGTTCGGGAAGCCTGATCTGCTGATGTTCATGTCGCATGGTTACACGGACCTGTACGCCCAGAACGACGCCCGGATCGTGCTCGGGTTCGGGAAGTCGGATACGGAACGGGCAGCGTTGACGATGGACTTCGAGGACGCAGCCGCCACCATGGGGCTGGGTGCCTGGTATGCGAACAACCGGTGCATGTTGTTCATGTCCGGGTCGGTCGCGATCGATGCCGAGGCTGATCTGTCCGCGAAAGCGTCATGGCCGACTGACGGGTTCCAGCTCGCCTACCCAGACCAGGCCAGCTTCGTGTTCCACTTCTTCGCGCTCGCTATCAAAGGCACCTTTACCAGCACGATCGGGACAGCCGAGATGCTGACCGCAGGCTCCACACAGGATTTGGCGCTCGCGTCCGGGACGCCGAAGGGCGCACTGCTGATGGCAGGGGAAACCGCCCTGACGAACGACACGATCGACTCGACCGCCACCGACCTCGGAGGGTTCTGCCTCGGCGGCACAGACGGAACCAATGAGGGATTCGCGGGGATGGTCAACGACGACGCCAACACGACGTCGGTAGCGTCACGGTTCCACTCCGAAACGAAAGCCATAGCTAGACATATCGCTGCGGCCGGAGGCACCGCGGCCACCCTTGACGCCGAGTGCGACTCGAGCATCAGCGGGTCGAACATACGGCTTACCTGGAACGACCTGGCCGCTGTCGCCGCCGACTACATCTACCTGCTCGTCGGGGAACCAGCCGCGGCCGGTGCCACATCGCTGATTTGGCAGCCTGCCTCTTCTTCGCTGTACAGCCGGTAGCCGAATTCCCTACACAATGGAGATCGTCTATTCAGCACCTATGGACGCGTTGGCGTTCACGACCGCAACCGACGTGTTCGAATGTACCCCGGCCGCGGACAGGCCCATGATCGTCTACGGGATGCGGCTCTTCCAGACCACCGACCTCGGCGACGCCCAAGAGGAAGTGCTCCGCATCGGCGTCTACGAAGACGTGACCGCAGGTTCTACAGGGACGGCGTTAACGGAGGTTCCGTACTCGAACGAATCAGCGATGGCCGCCCCAACCGCGGCAGTCGTTGCGAACAGGGGGACAGCCTCCACTGGAGGAACCCTTGTTGACATCATCGGGTGGAACATCCGGATCCCATTGGACTATTTCCCGATCCCGGAGCTCAGGTTGAAGTTCTCGAACATCGCGGCGGAAGGTCCAGTCTCGAGCTTCCGTCTGTTGACTGCCCCTACTGATTCAATCACGATCTCGGGTTGTCTGTACTGGACTGAAATCTAGGGGCTAGACATGCCCTGGGTCTTTCGTAGACCACCGCCGCAAACACCGACACACAGGTGGATACCGACCGGGGTTGCGGCGGGCGGCCCGGTCACGGTTATCGCGCCCGTTGA